CATCAGACTGGAGGAAATGGCAGAGGCGGCAGAAGATGCCGTACTGACCATCATCAGGCGACCATTGTACAACGTAAAGCAGGTTTATGGCCATGTACCTCGGAAACTTATCCAGGTGACGCTCCTGCTCGTTGACGAGTGGTATCAGCATCGTTCGTCGGCAGAACCTGGCACGCTGTCGCCAGTACCCTACGCCTATGACTTCATGCTGAAACCCATGATGCGACTGGCGGGCGAGGAGCTGCCGCTTGACCCAGTGCTGCTGTACCTTGCCGACTTCTACGGCCACCGCATCAAAAGCAGCAACGGCAAATTCATCGTAACAAAACATCAATTTGATTAAAACTATACAGATATGAACGAACAGGACATCTTCCAGGTAAGGCAGACCGATGTCGAGATTCAGGAGATTTTCGACCAAGTGCCCAAAAACACAAAAGCCATTGAGGACATCAACGGCAAGTTGCCCGCAGAGGCATCATCTGAGAATCCGCTCGCCGACAAGGAATATGTGGACGGCAAGGTTGGCGAAGAAGCAAATGCACGCCAAGAGGCGGTCAATGCGGAGCGGACCCGTGCCGAGGGTGCGGAGCAGACCTTGCAAGGCGGCATCAGCAGCGAGGCACAGGCCCGCCAGCAGGCAGACCAGATGCTCGACGGGAAAATAGCCGGCAATACGCAAGCTATTACCGCCATTCAGGAGGCTATCAAGGCTTTCGTGAACTCCGAGCAGGTGCAGACGCTCATCAACACCGCGCTCCAGCCCTACTCGACGACCACAGAAATGAACGCCGCCATCAGTGCTGCCATCACCAGCGCACTGACAGCCTACTACACCAAGACAGCTACGGACGAACTCCTGTCGAACAAGGTAGACAAGGTGAGTGGCAAACAGTTATCAACCGAGGACTTCACCACCGCGCTGAAGACAAAGCTCGATGCGCTGCCAACGGCTGCGGACCTCTCCACGCAGATTTCGACGGCTATCAACACGGCTTTGGAGCCATACTACACCAAGACGCAGACTGACAACCTGCTGGCACCGAAGCAGACCGCCGCACAGGTATCATCCGCCATTGCTGCGGCTCTCACGTCCTACAGCACCACCACGCAGATGAATGCCGCCATTGAGTCGGCTCTCGCATCGTACTACACCAAGACTGAGATAGACGCTGCACTGGCGGCTATCAACACGGCGATTGGGCAGAAGGCAAGTCAAACCGACTTGACAGCAGAGGTGAATCGCGCCAAGGCCGCTGAACAGGCCAACGCTACAAACATTGCCGGCAATGCCGAGGAGATAGCCAAGCTGAAGGCCATCGTAGCAGACATTGAGACCATCGCCGAGGGCTATGTGCGCGTGGCTGGCTCATCTTCTCCGGCACTCTCTTACAAGTCGTACAAGTACCACGAGCAGGGCGGCTTCGGGCGCGAAAGTGTGTTCTCGCTGTTCTATCCCTGTCTTGTTGGCACCAAGCTCTCGGGCGACGACGCACAGGTGGGCACCGTGCTCTTCGTGCTGAAGAAGCTGGGCGCACGCCTTGCCACAGCTGAGGACACGGCATTCACGGAGGGCCAGGCCGTTTGGGAGGACATCAACGGCAATCTCCATGCCATCGACGGCTCGGAGGGTGACGTGATGATCTGCAACATCGAGCCTTACTATAGCATCGACGGCAAGCACACCATCGACGGCACGGAGTACGACGTGTTCCTGAAGTCGCGCACACCGTTCACCTGGCAGGGCATCGAGGCCGTGATGATAGACAAGATGGGCATGTCGCCTGACTACTGCGTCTCGCATCAGGACGAGGATGGCGTGACCCGTATGCACTCCGCCTACAACCTGGCATGGAACGGCTCATACGATGCGCCCGTTGGCGTGGCTGGCAAGTACGTCTATTCTGTTGACCCAGAGACGGGCGACATCGTGGAGACCTACGACGCGGAGGCAACGCTGCTGGGCGGTGCAGGTGGCTTGCACTCCACCGACATCGACCTGCCTACGGGTGAGCAGCGGGCGATGAACATGAACCCCGACACCACCAAGACCGTGCCCTTCATGAACCAGACGGCAGAGGCATGCAACCGCATGCAAGCCCTGCTGCTGTCAGAGGGTGGAACCTTCGACGCGCACAACGCCAGCCGCATGGGCAGCGGCTTCTCATCCAACGACGGAGCCACCGCCGCAGGCGACTGGGAACAGGCAGGCAGCGGCGCGAAGAACGGACTGCGCGTGATGGACAAGGACGGTGCGTGGAAGTATTACTCACTTGGCGGCAACGTCCGCTTCCTGACGGGTCACACAGAGGGTACTGAGTATGCCGCTAATGTCATCAACTCATGGCGAAATCCGTGGCACGTGATGGAGGCACACCGTGCGGTGTCGTATGCCATCGAGAACGATGTGCACGAGCTGGAGTGGTTTGTCTTCGAGGGCAACAAATATAAGTACCGCTCCGTCAGCGGTTTCAACGGCCCGAGTCACGGCGAGATGACCTGCGTGGTGTGGAAGATTATGGCTACTCAGGCTGGTGCAGCCGCTATCGACCCGACGGACAACGCAACGAGCATCGCCGGCAACCGCGTGGAGATACTCGTCAGCACAGCACTCATTCATGGTGTCACCACACAAGTATCACCTTCGTGGTGGGTGAGCGGATTGATCTTCACCGAAGACGAGCACGGGCAGTATGAGTGCTACATCGAGCGCGACCAGCAGGCCCTGCTGAAGTCACCAGCGGGCGACTATGCTGCCGACCAGGTTATCCCGTTCGAGGAGCACTACGAGCATCTTGTCACCATACAGAAAGGTGAAGGATATGCGCGTAATTACCATAATGATGCGCTGATGATGCCCGATACCAATGCCAACAAGACCGGCGCAGGACTGCATACATATGTTGGAAAGTATAACTGGTTTACAGGCGGCAATGCACCGGCTGGCAAGCGTGGTGTCCGTGGTTTCCGGCGCGGCGGCGACGCGGGCCTTTCGCGCCTGTCCCCGTTGTCGCTGTACGCTTACAATTCGCCCTCGTTTGCGGCCTCGCACGTCGGCTTCGGCACCTGCTGCAGCCTTCGCTAACGCCATCGCCATCGAAAACGTAAACACGCGACCGAAGGGAGCGGCCCCGAGCGGAGCGAGGGGTGCTGCCGCAGGCGAAAACGTAAACCCAGCCCGAGCGATAGCGAGGGCCGAAAACGAAAACCAGCGCGACAGCGCTGCCCCGACTGAAAGGAGGGGTAAAGATACTGCCGCAAGGCGGTCGCGGGTGGAAAAATCTGAAACCGAGGTCATCCCGATGGTGGGGTGGCCTCGGTTTTTTTATCGGGTAAACCCCAGACGAGGAATCGACAGCATAGTGTGGAGATGTGGTGCGACATCGTTGAAGCAGAAATCCATGCCACCGACCAAAGCGCACAAGGGAAGAGGAGATGATTCGTAAACAATTTAATATACCGAAATCAGCATGAGACAAGAAAGATTTTCAGAGCCTCACAAGCAAGGCTTGGAGCGGCTCACAGGCGACAACACAGGACTGGTGTACTGCAACGAGCGCACCGAAGTAGTAACCGACGAAGAGGGCAACGAGAAAACGGAGTACGTGTACGACGTGTATGAGGTCAGCGATGCCCGTGACCCTCACAAGGTGAAGAATGAGGTCATTGAAAGTGAGCACCCCTTCGGAGACGAGACGAAGATACTGCGCAAGACCTTGGCCAAGGTGCTGAAGGCGCAGGGAAAATACGACGATGCAGACTACGCAGAGTTCAAGCAGTACAATGAGTTTGCCGAAAGCGTTTAACCTATGGCATACACAAGTGGACTTCTCAAACACCGCGTGACCATCCTGAACCGCAAGGAGGCACAGCAGGGTAAGTTCGGACTCGACAGCGCAGGCATCGAGTTCGAGCCTGCCGCTACGGTGTGGGCAAGCGTGGACTGGCAGAAGGGCAAGAGCGGCATGGTCGCAGGTTCGCTCGATGCCTACGGCGTGAAAATCGTGCGTATGCGCTGGAATAGCGTCATCACGGAGCGCAGCCGCATTCAGTGGCAGGGCCGCACGTACCAGATACTGCCGGAGACGTTCAACCCCGACCGTCAGGGCAACACCATCCAGTTCTTCTGCCAGCAGATTGTGAACGACAAAGCGTAGCGGCCACCGTGCTCAGTCGTTCTCGGCTGAGTAAACCCAAGCCCATCATTCGCCAGAAAAGAAAAACGAGATAACTATGGAATTATTTGGTAGCAACTTTAACCTGTTCCGCACCCGAACCCGCGAGGCAGACCCGTCTGCTAAAGGTGCGCCCGGCGTGCCCGTGACGACCGACCCGAACCATCCGAGCAATCAGGATGTAAAGGGTGGCGACTATCAGGAGCGTATCGTGGCGACGCGAACCCCGGAGGCGGCTTGCTCCGTGTCGGCGGTCTATCGTGCCGTGACGCTGCGTGGCGACACGATGGGCGTGATGCCGGTGCAGTACCGCAAGAAGGACTTCGAGCGTGACAACTTCGTACAGGACATGCGCGGACTGGGCAGGCGCATCAACTATCTGTTGCAGGAAGAGGCGAACCCCATCATGACGGC